CCGCTGTGCTGTAGTCATACAGGATGTCATTGCCAAACTGGTTGGAGCCGCCAGAGACCAGCGGAATGCCAGCCGCCGTCATTTGCCAAGCGGTGCCGCTGGTGGCGTTGCTCAGCACTTGGCTTGCGCTGCCCATGGTGATGGCGCGATCACTGAAGTTGACTGCATAGCCGGTAAAGCTGTTCATCACGCCCAGATCGTCATACAGCGCGGCCAGGCCGGTTGCGCCCCAGAGGTCTGTTGCCAGCGAGTTGCCACCCGTGACGGCTGCCATGTTGGCAGACGTTTTGAGTACGTAGAAACGGCCCGTGGCTGGATCGCTTGCGCTTTGTGTCAGGCCAGGTGTGATTTCCCAAACGATGCCATTGAGGTCAACCACACCATTCATTTGGCCGTTGTGCGCGGTCTTTGCCATGAAGTTGGCCGAGCCCGTCTTGCCGCAGTTGTAGGTGCCGTTGCCATCGTTGACATAGGCAATGGTGGCGTCTTGCGCATCACCCAGCGCGTTGTTGTTGCAACCCTTGGGGAAGTTGGTGGAGCCGCTGGAATACCAGGCATTGAACGTGGTGGAGGTGCTGGCACTGCCATGAGCGGTGGACAACAAGGCCAGCATTTTGAAAATGAAGATGCTGGAGCAGAAGAAATTGGAGCCGCGAGTTTTGGCGGCTGCAATCGCGCCATAAAACGCATTGGCCGGTGCGCCGGTCAGTGTGGCAAACGCCGTGTTGGAAATCGAGCCGCGCTGAGCGCTCGACAGCACAATGCCGTTTTTGAGTGAGCTGGCAACACCGCCGTTGTTCGAGCAGAGGTACTTATCCACAAAGACGCCAGGGCGGATGGTGCCGTTGTTGTAGAAGGCGCGGTGCAGCGCGTAGCCAGCGGCATTGGCATCGGCCACGCTGGCATAAGTGGCGAAGGGTTTGACATCAATCACGTTGATGGCGACACCGTTTGCGCCCGTGCCGACTTTGTAATAAAAGGCAGGCACATAGACCATGACAGAGCCGTCCGTGTAGACGTAGTTGCCGTAGTTCTGGCTGGCCGGGTCTTCGGTGCCGTACAGCTTTGCCATGCCCGATGGCAGCTCAGGCGCAATGCCAACGCCAAAACCTTGTTGACCGGGAACGCCAATGTTGTTGACGATGCCAGCGCCACCGGCTGAGCCGATGCGGATGCCATAGGGGAAATTGACGGGGGAACCGTCCGGGGTGCGTACTTCGCGTGCGACTAAGTTGCTCATTGAATGCTCCAGGTTGCGTTATCGGAAACGGTGACGGTGACGCCATCCGCAATGGTCATGGGGCCGGTGCTGGTGGCGTTGTAGCCACTTGCCACGGTGAAATCAGCGCTGATCACGCTGGGATTGAGCCTGATAGGGCTGTCCGGGGTAGTGGCTTGCGCTTGGCTGGCATAGATGGCGGCCTGAGCGGCACTGTTGGCAGCGGCCTGCGCGTTTTGCACGGGGCTTTGCGCGGCCACGGCGGCTGCGGCCTGGTTTGCCAAGATGCGGTCAGCCTGAGCCGCTGACGCACTGACGGCAGCGGCAGCTTGCTTGGCGTTGACATCGGCTTGCAGCGCATTGGCCTCTGTTGCAAATGTTGGCAGCGCGGTCATGAACGCATCGCCACGCGCGGCAAAGTTGGCCGGGTCGCTTCGGCTTGGGGGTGTGGGCAGTGGAGTAATTGCCATCAGATCAGTCCTTCAATTTCAAGGGAACAATAAGACTTCGTGGGGTATGCAACATCAATCGTGAAATCGCGGTAAAAGCCATAAATCACCAGTGGTGAGTACGCCTCACCCTCAGCACCAATCCACACGGCAGGGGTAGCGCGAATGTCGGACAGGACGCGCTGCACCTTGTTCATTTGCATGGCATCGAGCATCAAACGCGCAGTCATGCGCTTGCTGAATGCGCGTTGCACAAATGTGGTGGCACCGAATTCATCGGTGTCCTTTCGGCTGTAATCAATGATTCCAGCGGTGGCCCCATATTCGGCATCGCCCAGCTCATAGAACGTGCCAAATGAAAGTTGGCCGATGGCGACAGTCCCAGTGCCTGACAAAGTGAAGGTCATGCGTGAATTGGAATAAGGCGGGATGTCTGTCAACACCACTTCGCCAATCTGAGTGAACGGCTCGAAAAAGTACATGTACCAGTCGTACACATAGCTGCCATCCAGATTGACCGTGCGGCTGTAGATCGTTGGCCCCCCTGCCCCGTCTGTGATCGCGACCACCGCTTGGCTACCAATCAGTCCAAGCAATGCAATGCTGTTCATCAAACCGGGGGTCATCACCACAATCAGCGGGGTGGTGCTGACCGTGGCCGTGCTGATTTGGTCATCGAACATGGCATGCACGTTGTCCGGGCCAACCAGCACCCAATACGTGGGGCTGGTTGTAGGTGTGTTGCCAGTGTTGTTGTTGACAAGGCTTTCGTAGATGTGGGTGCCGTAATCCACACGTGCACCCTTGGCGTAGGTGGTGCCAGCACTGTAGGCCGCATACGTCTCCACGGCATTGGTGCTGACCAGGTGCGTGGCCTCGACAAAGTTGGTGGGCTTGATGACTTTCATGCTGTTCCCTTAAACCGCTGCCACTGTTCGCATCGCATCGCCGTTTTGAGTGACGCGCTCCAGCAAACGCTGTGATTTGCCTGTGTTGACGGCGGTTGCCCTTGTTTCGGCACGAAGGTCTGACACCTCAGCGCGAAGCGCTCCAACTTCGGTGACCAATGCGGCCATGTAGGCCGACTGATCGGGTGCGCCTTGTTGCGTGTAGATGTAGCTGGGCAATGCGCGAACACCCAAGGCACCATCGGCCATGCGCTCCAATGGCATAACGGCCTCGGGGCCAGCTTCGCCCATGACGCCCAATTGGCCGCCATTGAACATGAAGGGCGTGGGGGTGTTGTAGATGCCTTGACCGCCAAACACGCCGCCTGATGCAAACCCAAAAAAGCTCAGTGCTTTGCCGATGAGACCGCCGCCACCACTGGACTGGTTGACCACCACCGGATTGGCGGCGGTTTTGGCTGTCGATGCGTCGATGTTGCGCAAGTAGTCGCGCATGGGGAGTAGGTAGTCCAGGCTGGCCGCTGTGTTTTTCGAGACGGCCATCAGACCATCGTTGTTCATGAACACCAGGGCTTCAATTTGCTTGGTAGCCGTCTTCAAGGCCTCGGCGGTGTTGTCCATCGTGCCGCTGCTGTAGTTACCCACGGCATCCACGGCGGCATTGACCAGCTCCAATGCGCTGAGCTGACCGTCTCCATTGGTATCAACAGAGCTGATCAGCTTGGAAATTTGTTCATCGGTGGCAATCCCCTTGAGTCCTTTTGTCAATTCCTCATAGCTGAGCAAGCCGTCCACATTGGTGTCGAGCTTGTCAAATTCCTTGACGGTGATTTTTGCAAGGGAAATGATTTCAGCGCCGATGTTGTCGCCCACCAGGCCAATGGTTTCCTTGATGAGCTGGAGCAATTCCAGCGTCTCTTGCTGGTAGCCCTTGACGGCTGGCAGGCCCGAGATTTCAGCGCTGACTTGCGCCACGATGGCGGCAAACTGAGCGCCACTGGTGGCTTGATTTTTGGCGGCTGCAATGTACTGGTCTGCCATGCCTGTGATGGAGCCCAGGGCAGACTGGTCATTGGCGCGGGCCAGATTGAGAGTTTGCAGATATTGAGTCCACGCAGCCGACATTGACACCGATGGTGAGCTGGTGCTGATGCGCAAGGCTGTGAGCCATTCGCTGATGCTTTTGCCACTGGCCCGCAATGCCGTAATTTTGGTTTCGGCCTCTTTTTGAGCCGCTTCGGTGGTTGCTATGGCCGCTTTGGTGACCTCCGAGAAAGCCGGGGCCAGTTGCAACAGGACAGCATATTGCTGCCTGCCCACTTCGGTGGTCAGGTCTTGCGCGTCCACAAGGGATTTGTAGGCTGCCAACGTCTGAGGCAAGGCCGTACCACCAAAAGCCGCAGAAAACGCCTTGGTGAGCTGTTCTTGTGTCTTTGCCAGCCTTTCTTCGCTGGTGTAGATGGCCTGATAGTAGGAAGTCGTGAGCGTGGCAAAGGCTTCGGCCCCGCCAACCAAATCGAGCAATTTGCTGGCTGCATCGGCCCCCATTGCGCTGGTTGCTAGGAGACTTTGATTGAGGGTGTCCAGCACCTGGTTGACCGCCATCAGGCTATTGCCAAGGCGGGCCAGCGTGACGGATGCCGATTCGCCCTCTTTGGCGAACATTTCCAGCGTTGCGCCATAGGCGGTTTGGGCCATGGCATCGCCAAAACCCGTGATGGCCGCTGCAATGGCTTTTTCTTTGGCTGCATCGTCCAGGCCTTTGAGGCTGATGTTGATGGATTGCGAAAACCCATTAACCGCATCGGCACTCAAGCCAATGGCGCTGGCATAGGCCCTGGTGGCCGAAGTAGTCATGCCCACTGCGCCGCTCAAAAACTTGCCCAGCTCCGAATTGATGGAGGCGTAGTCGGTGCCAGATCGGTCAGAGCGGAACCATCCGCCCTCTTGGTACCACTTGCTGTATTGGCTGATGTTGGCACCAGAGGCGGCAAATTGACCTGTCAGGCCGTAATCTTGCGTTTCCTTGGCACCCATGCCAAATGCACGGTTGACCAGGCCACCAATGGCCCCGCCAATGGCCGCCCCGATGGGGCCAGCAATGACAGCGCCAATGGCCGTGCCAGTCACGGTGGCAATGTTTTTGTTGCCGAAGGCAGCATATTGGCCGCTGATAGCGGTGCCGATGCCGTAGCCCGCCAATGCCCCGCCCGCATACGATGCAGCGGTGCCAATTGCGCCAGCCGAAGACATGAGCGAAGACCCGGCCTGATTCAAAACGCCCGTGGTGTTGTTGACCAGCCATGCGCCAATGTCATTGGCGGCAAACGCCACCTTGTCGCCCAGAGCGGCAAAGCCGCCAACTACGGTGTCATAAATGCTTTTGATGGTTCCAATCATGCCCAGCGATGAACCCGAGACACCGGCGGCCTGTGCGCCTGGTACGCCAAAAGCGGATGCGATACCGGCACCAATGGGGCTGACGATGGCCTGCACCACGGGACGCAAGACCATGGTTTTGAACATGTTGACGATGGTGTCACGCATGTTTTTGGCGAAATCTTTGCCTGACTCAAAGCCACGCATCAACGCATCCACGATGCTGTCATTGATCTTGTTGGCGGTGCGCTCCCACTCATCGGCGGCTTTTTTGGCGGCCTTTTCGTTGGCGTCCAAAACTTCGCCATCCTTCATGGCCTTGATCAAACGCTTTTGCGCGTCAATGCGCGACTCCAGCGCTTTGACATACCCAGGGATGACGTTTTCCGTGGCCTCCAGAGCGACCAACTGGTTTTCCATTTCGGCCAGCGTCAATTCGGCCAGGGCTGATTTGCCTTGACCGTATGTGGCATTTGCCATTTCTTGCGCCTTGGCTTGTGCCTCCACTGCATCCACCTGTTTCCAGGCATCGGCCAGTGTTTTTGCCATTTCGTCATTGATTTGCTTTTCCAGCTTGGCGCGATCTTCGGCGGCTTTCTTCATGAAAGGCTGTTGATCCAGCAAGAGCCGCTGGGCATCGGTCAATTCAACAAGTGTGAGCTTGCCCGCCTTGTAAGCGGCATTGAGGCTGTTCCATTTGTCCAGGAAATCGCCAGACAGGCCGCTGTCAACTTGCGTCATGCTCATGTAGAGCTTGACACCACTGTCGGCCAGTTTTGCGGCCTCTTCGGCCAGTTTTTGAGCGGCTTTGGCTGCCGCCTCTTGCGCCTTTATGTCCAGCTTTGAGGCATCCAAAACGGGTTTGACGGCTTCGGCAACCTGTGCCGTGGCCTTAAGCTCGGCCATCCTGTCGCGCAGCCGCTGGCCCAGCATCTTGTCGTCAAATATGGTGGTGATTTCAGACCAGCCATTGGAAAACGCTTTGCCAGCACGTGCGAAATTGCCTTGGGCGATTTCGTAGGCTCCAATTGCCAGGGTGGCAAGCGTGGCAATCAGCACATGAAAAACACGGATCAGAAATTGAGCGCCATCGGCCACATAGCTCATGCCAATGATGGCCGATTCAGTCCATTTGGCAATCGTGCCATCTTTGCTCAGCTTGACAATTTCATCGCGGATGCCGCCTGTGCCATTCATTACATCCAAGAATGCTTGCGTGGCAAGGTCAAGCGCGGGCACCATGCCCATGCTGATTTGCTTTTGCCACGCTTCGCTGGTGGCTTTGGCGCGGATCAGGTTATCCGTGAAATTATCGGCGGCAGCGGCTTGCTCGGTGGTGGTCTTGGCCTGAATGCTCCCAGCCAACGCCAAATCCTTGAGCATGGGCAGCATCTTTGCGCCCTCTTTGCCCAGCAACGCCATGGCAACAGCCGATTTTCCAGCGCCATCCTGATATTGGTTGAGCGTTTCGGCCAACAACATGAATTGCTGATCGGGGGCCAGTTTCTGGAATTCGCGCACATCCAAGCCCATGGCCTGCAACGCGAAGCCAGCGCCCTTGCCCTCTTCGGTGACGCTGCTGAGTGAGCGCGTCATTTTGTTCATTGCGGCAGCAATGCTTTCAGCGTTTTGCCCACTGTATTTGCCGATGGCGGCCAAGCCGCTCAGCGATTCAACAGTGACCCCGGCTTGAATTGCCAGATCGTTGAGGGCGGCAGCGCTTTCGATGCTGCCCATGACCATGTTTTTGGCCCAATTGACGGTCATGCCAATGCCCAGCAATCCGAGCGCCTTGGTGGCAATGCCAGCGGCCATCTCGATTCGCTTGGACATGGCTTGTGCCATTTGCTCGACCTCAGCGAATTTGCGCTGCACATCGGCAATGTCGGCCATGAGTTTGATGTTGACTGCACCGGCCTGCATGCTCAGTGATCCTTTCGTGCGGTTTGCGCACGTGCGCCAAAAATCGAACGCACACCGTCAGAAACGGCTTGTCGGTGATCGTTGGCGGGTTGCTCGATGTAGAACGGTGGGCAATCGACTTGTTGGGCATCCTGACTGGCAACCACGTAGGCCGTGCTGAGGCGGCGCATGGCTCTTGCCTCCCAGGCCTGCAACTCAATGCCGGTGTTGGCCTGCCATGCCAACAGATCGGCATGCGACAGCGGAATTGGCCCCATGGCTCCATGAGAGACCGGGCCAGCGTCAAAGAGGTAGCCCACAAGGTGGCCCGCCGCGCCAACGGGCGGCAAATCGGGAGTGCGTCCCGCATTCTCGATTTGCTGCATTCTGGTCATTGGTTTCTCGGTGGCCTTTTCTGATTTGAGGTTTTTATTTTTGGGTTGCGGTGCCGTTTGAAGCCAGGCGGTCTGTTGGACATAGACCGCCAGGTCATCAATCAGGCGCTCGTAAAATTTGCCCAGTCTCCAATGGCCTTGCCAATCTGATCGGCAATGAATCCAATGGACGGATCGTTGTAGGCAGCCTCAAAAGCCGTGCTGTCGCCTTGGTAGGCCCAGCCGTTGAAAGACACGGTGCATGCGGCCAGGAATGCGGCGTTTTCACGCTGTTGCTCATCGGCGCTGAGCTTGACTTTGCCTTTCTTTGCCATGCGATCCAGCATGCGCTGTGTGCGCTGTGAATTGGCCTTTTGGTAGGCCTTGCTGCCAGGGCCATACACGGTGACGCTCAGGGGCTTGCCGCTGCCGTCAAACAGAGGTTCATCGTTGCCATTGAGCAATTCCAGGGTGAAGGTGTCTTTGGCGGCAAGAGTGGTGATTTCAAACATTTTTGCTTTCCTTTTGCGGGGAGTTGATGGGGTCATGGTGAATTGCCCTTACTTGGCCCAGCCGCTTCCCGCAAAAGAAGCGAACCGGGCCAAGCAGGTGCACGGATGGTCGTTAAGCGGCCAGGGACTCGACCACGCCAACGCCTGCGCTGTTGGTGGTCAATTCAAGGGTCATGGTGGCGCTGGTCACGCTGTCCACGGAACCCACGCCAACCTTGAACGACATGACCTTGGCTTGGAAGTAGTACTTGTCACCGTTTTGGGTGGTAATGACAAAGCTGTAGTCGTTGTCAGACAGTGCGCCAGCCTTGGCAAGCACTTGGCCCGCATCGTCGGTGTCCAGGCCGAGCTGGACATTGATGGAGCCTTCGTTGTAGGAGCCTTTGAGCTTCACAGTGCCACGCGAACCGATGGGGTTGTGCGTGATCAGATTGAATTCGCGGCCAAATTCACCCAGGTCGGTGACTTCGCCAACGGTGGTGAAGGTCAGAGCTTCATAGCCAGCGGCATTGAAGGTGGCGGGAGCGGCGGCGCTGATTTTCAGCGAGGTGCCGGCAGAGGAACGGACAGTCATGATTTTTTTCCTTTCGGGTTAATTCAGCAGATCGAGGGTGCACACTCCGGTGCCGTCATGGCGGGCATTGGCGATGCGGTAAGTGCCAGCGGCGGGGCCGGTGCTGACCACAAGGGTTTTGCCCTCCGGCTGGGCCGGGACGCTGGCCGATGCCAGCGTGAAGGTTGGCGATGAGCCAGCCGCCACGCCGAAGCCATCCAGGCTTGCGCTTTGGTATCCCGGCTCCATGACGCCGATGACCTCAGCCCCGTTGAGCGCGGCTTTGTCAGCCAGCTCATCGGAGTTGAAAAACGGGGTGAGGTCTTCGGTGAACATGGGAGCTTGCGTTTTTCGTCAAACTTAGGCGGTGATGGCGTCCACCATGGTGGCGAACGACTCAGCGTGGCGGATGGCGACATCCACGTCTTGCAGGGCCACCACACGCACGGTGCCGGAGGTGGAGCCGCTGTAGGGATCAACCGTCAGGTCAAGGCCACCCCACATGCCAATCAGCAAGTCGGCAAAGTTGCCGAACAGGATGGCCGACAGGTCGGTGCCAGAGCCCTTGGTCAGGTTGGAAGGCACAGCGTTGGTGATGCCAGCGCGGTAGCCGTTGAGTGGCATGTCGCCTTGCTCGAACACAAAGCCGTTTTGGTTGTTGGCTTTGGTGGTGCCCTTGAGCTTGCCGCGAACCTTGGCGTTGGTCAGGTAGCCCATGGAGCCGACATCGGCGTTGGCGACCGACACATCGGTTTCCAGTTCGATGATGTTGGCCCAGGTCGGTGCCGCACCATCGGCACCACCGGCAACGCTGGGGGTGATCAGGGTCAACAGGCCAGAGGGCTGGTTGTTTTGGCCGGTGCCGCTGATGGCGGCTTGCTGGATAGCAAGGCCTAGCACGGCGGCCAAGTCACGCTGCACAAAACCTTCCACATCGACGCTCGATTGCTTGAGCAGTTGGCGGCTGATGTCGGTGAAAGCGCCGACAGTCTTGGCCTGCATCGTCACTTGGGCGATGGTTTGCTGGCTCTCGGTGGGAG